AATAGCAGAAGATGCCGCAGCCGCAGTTTCCGCCGAACTCGAAGGACCATTAGATGATCTAGACGACGAGGAGATTAGCGCTGTGCTGCAGAACTGCCCCTGCACTGCTTGCACTTCGCAAGCAGCAACCACCATCCACACGGAATACAGTACCACCACACAAGTGGCTTGGGAAGGGCCATCCAGTTCCAAAGATCAGTGCATGAACGGAACACAACTGAAAGAGGACGTGCTAATGGAAACGTTGCGGACGGTGTTACCTGATAAACCTCCTCCCCGTGAGCTGATTCAACAGATGAGGGCGACCGTTATAGGCCGCACAGACGTTGCCACTTACACCGAGGACGTTCAGGAAATACTATCAAAACTCGTACCCCACATCAACTACCCCAAACTAGAGGAGTTGACCATCGCGCGAGCGGCGACCGCAGTTTCTCCTAGCACCCATGTGAACAAAGAAATCACACCATCTGGAAGGGTGGAGGGGCCAGCGCCCTACAAGCCACAGAGCAAAGCAACCACTTTGAGGGAATCCTTAAAAGTGGACGTTGAGAGCATGGCCGAGAGCATATGCCGTACGATGGACAACCGCCAACTCACGAACAACCTGTTCAGCATCCGCAACCAGCTTGCGTCGAAGCTAACCAGGCACTTGAGCAAGCCAGCCCACAACTACGAAGGACCCAATTTCCCAACTGAGGCAGAGAACCGCAGTATTGGGACAGACATGGAAGATCCCGACGTTGAGCTCATTGTCCAGTTAGTGCATGATGTTGTGAAGAATTTCTACCCTTGGCAAACGAAAGAAGTGCTGAGGGCTGGCGCTAAACTAGCGATGGAGGACTACCACATTCGTCGTGAAAAGTTGCGTGGAGACACAGCTGTCCGGGAGGGCCCCAAGAAGCCCACCAAGGGCAAGCGTCCACAACCGCCTTGCGAGCTCGGGCTCGTAGCGGATTTTGTGTACTCCGCAGCCAGTCCCCACCTTCCTAGTCTTACTTTAGAGGGAGCGCAGGAGATTACAATCAGAACCATTGCCGACATGGGAAAAGTCAAGAAGCGGAAGCGTAAAGCCAAGCCGAAAGCTAAGAACTCACAGGCAACGGCTACAAGGCCGGAAGAGCCACAAGGAGATGGAGGACTCGCCACCACAGTCACAGATGGCTTCATCAAAGACATGAAAGACCGCAAGCAGTCACATTACGGCAGGAAAGGACCCACAACTCAACACATGGAAGGCGGCCAAAGCCCCACCATTGCCACAGTTGAAACGTCTGAGAAGCCTAAGGTGCGCTTTGAGTCTCAAGTAATAAATGAAACTGCCAAAGCCCCCGCCATCAACACGGCATGCCTGATAACCAGGAAGGGCAAGGTATACTACAAGAGACACGGCTACATTGATGTGAAGAAGAAAGACGATGTCAACAATCAATACTTGTTTGTAACAAGCGCACACGCCGGTGAGCTAAAGGAAGGGCGTCACACGATGGTTTTCTACCCTACCGACCAGCATTTGGCCATGGAGGTCAAGCTGGTGGGTTCCTTACACCAAGACAGCCAACCCAGCGGGGACAGCAGAGTTTACGAACTCACACCTGTCAACGATTGTGGTAGTTGGGTGTTGAGAAACATGAAGCCAGCGAAGCTGACGGTTCCCACCACAGATCCCGACCGTAGTGAAATCACAATGGCCTGCTTCCAGATTGCAAACCTGGAGGCCACAGGACCGCTCAAGGGGAGTTGGAAGATCAACAGCGGGAGTGTCATCGGCACAGATCGAGATACAACCGCGCCGCATAGAGTTCGCAAAGTTTATGTACTTGTTAACACGGACTACGGGGACTGCCGAGCACCCTATTACAACAGTAAGGGCCAAATAGTCGGAGCCCACCGTTGGGGTAAAGAGATATGCGAGGGCATGGAATGCAACGCCGGGGAAGTAGATTACCCATGCAGTTACGTTCCAGCACGCAATGATTGGAGGCAACACTGTAACCTAGATGAGTTTCGACGTATTCAGGGCGGGAAAGGCAACAAACCTCGCACCCGCAAAACACGACAAGAATCAGCCTTAGTGAGCCCCGATGGGGATTGGTCGGGAGATTTTGACTCCCACCCCGCTTTGGCTGGCACAACCATGTTTAACCTGGGACGTGAACAACCCAAGAGGCAACCTAAAGGAGCCAATTGGTGGAAACGGACAAAGAACAGTATGCTTCACAACAAAATACCAGGCGGTGAATCCACCTTTATGGTAGGCAAGCCAAGCGACGAAGCACTGTACAAAGAAGTGAACAAGATGGGGCTACCTGTTAAGAGTCTAGAGATTCCGGATAGCCTTCTGCGGGCAGCCTTTAACAAGGCAGCTCGTAACGACGCCTTCAGCATGGTGACAGCCCCTGGCTTGGACGATTACGACCACATGTACCAGTGCGTGCGACACCTCAACAGCAATTCCCAGGTTGGCAGACTCTCTGTCAGAGGGAAACGCGGCGTGGTTCACGGCAACAGGTCTGAAGGTCAGCATGACTTCTTGACCAAAATTGGTAACATGTGCATGGATGAAGCCGGACAACTCCACGGAATGAACAGCTTCGATCCCACACACTTGGGAGCCGGAGTACTCTCTGACATCAGCCTCAAGTTGCTGCAAGACATCATCGAGGACCCATTGGGAGTTGCTCAAAACATCCGATGGGGCGTTGAAGGCAAAACTGACACGTACAGCCAAGCCAAAATTGAGAAAGGAGGAGGGAGATCAATCCAAGCCCCCCCGGTAGATTTTAAGCTGATACACTTGTACTATTTTATGCAAAGCGACGCCCAATGGAGTGCCAACACCGAGTCCCCGTACTATATAACGTACAACCCGATTGAGAAGATGCAAGACCGCTTGCTGCATGCTATGCAAAATGCAGTTGGAGCAGTCGCTACGGACGTTTCAGGTTGGGATCGCAATATGTGTGCTCGTGTAATTGAGCTTTACTTCGACGTCTATTTAGCCCAATTGTGTGTAGGCATCCCATCGGAAGTTACTCGATACATGAAGGCGGCAACTATATACAGTGTGCTGTCGTTGCCCGATGGACAACTACTCATGAAGTTTAGAGCCAACCCTTCAGGCCACCCCAACACCATCCGCCTCAACAGCGTGATACAGAGGGTTGTGAATGAATGCTGTATGGCCATGGCTGCAGTGGAGCACAACCTTATACCAGGGGTGGATGATCCAGTGTTTGCACTGGCCCACCTTGATGGGCATGTGCGGAGCTTCTACTGCGGGGATGATGGTATCAACTTTGCTCAAACGGAAGAAGGCTTTCAATTGTGTGAGCTGGCCCTAGAGCAATGGGAGACCAAAACACCGTGGACAGTTAAGCTTGAAGGCAAGGTTCGTTACCACCTGGATGGGTCCAATTTTCATTGTACCCCAAATTTCGTTTCACGCGTCCCTCGTCGTCTCACCGAGAGTGGGACCACATGGTACCATGTATTGTGCAAACCGGACAAAATCCTAGCGAAGCTCTATCACGAGCCCAAACGAGAGACCTTAATCACTCGCTTGGAACGCATGGACGGAATCGCCGGCGCTCTCCCTCATGGGATTGTAGCATGCACTAGCGAGTTTCCAGCCCCAGGCTGGCAAGCCGACATGGAATGGTACGAGTGGTACGTTCGTGAGATAGAAGGCACAACACCCCTCACAGTACAAGCAATGCGAGACGGAGCAGCTCGGTTACTGCTACGTTACCAACCACGTTGGGAAGGCCCTGGGGCCGATCCCTCCGTGGCGGAACTCACAGCGGCCGCCCACAACGTTGCTTCCAAACCCCTCCCCAAACGTCGTACTAAAACACAGGCGGCGCAGGTCAGGGACAAGGATAAGCGACGTCTGGCTTCGGTCTTACCCAACCACCCCCCCTTCTTGGGAGGGTTATAATCCTATCAGATTAAACAAAAGCCCAACACACACTATTTCTACCTTATATATAACACTCGTGCACCAAGATGGACATATCGAGACATTCGACCTACCAAGGCAAGGAAGCTGCGAAGCAGTCAATTCTGTCTTACCTGCAAGCGCGTCAGAGCGAGGCCAAAGGTCACGTTCCCCCAGCATCATCAGCTTTTGCACTAGCATTGGCAATGCCTCACGACTACCCAGCGTGGCGGATGCCGCAGGTATACACGACGACTCCCAGCGCCCTAGCCCAACCGTGGTCAGTGGACGAACAGGACTTCAGTTCCATTCAAGATCAAGTGGACAAATGCATCGGTTTACCAGATGGTGAGATGGTTCTAGCCATTTCCCGCTCGCCAATTTACTCGCGCATTCAATACTGGCCGAATTACAGTGAAGCTATAGTCTCCTATGAAGGCAGGTTCTCCTACAACCCATCCATCTTGGACGGGAGCTACGGAGGCATTGCCGCAAACCCCATTGGAATGATTGCTTCCCAATTCAACAGTCTGCATGAGGAAACCAGCGCCCCGTTGCCTGGCCACAACCCAGGCTCCACTTGGGATTTGAACTTGGCAGGCCTTGAGGCTAGCACTACTTTGAGGCCCCATGGGGACTTCCTGTTCTGTGCTACGCACAAAGGCCGCCGATGTTTCTACCTCCCAGCATCTTCGGGAATTCTGAATACCACCTACGCACGTGTGAACCTGGCGTTTACTAACGTCAATGGAACGAGCGGTGCGAGTGAACTCCTCGTGACTTCAGGCAACGGCACCGGTCGGCTTAACTTCGCTGTCACGCTTTACTCCCTAAGTGGAGAAGAGTGGATGGAAACCGCTTCAACGGAAACCATCATGACGGCAGGTACCGACAACACGGGTGCCACCTTAGAGCTCCGGCAGCCTGTCGGTGTTTCTCCTGGGAACTATGTTGCCGTTTCAGTCAAAGTAGATGGCCAATACCTTACTCCCGCCCAATACCACATCAGGACCCAAGCCCAAATGACCTTCACCACTGGTACTTTTGCGCACGTAGCTGTGCCCAACTTATACCAGAAACGTGACTCCGTTGGAGCCATCAGGCCCGTCGCAGCTGCAGGCATGCTCTCACCGAACTCCGCTCTTTACAACAGACAGGGCTTGGTACGAGGCATCCAGCTGCCGCCCGGTCAATCATGGCTCACGGTGGTCAAGGGGGGCTTTAATGGTCTTAACACTGCCGAAGGCATGTGGAATGGGCCGTGGGAGAAAGGCATCTACGGGTTCCTCAAACCAGTGGGTATCGCTGAGTTTGAAATGATCTCGCCTTTCATGCGCCTTTCTGAGCTTGGAGCTTACTCTCCTATAGTTGACGTTGACTACCCTCTCGTACCCCCGGGAGGGACCATAGTCATGTATGCGAAAACCGACCTGCAAACCTTAGGCTCCGGCAGCACATTGTATGCCGCTGGACAGTGTTACACCACTAACCTTAGGTGTTTGGAGTTCCGCACGCTAGACACGTGGTTCAAACAGGACACCCCCCAACTAGACCAAGAGGAGCTAGAGATCGCCATGCGTATGATTGCTCACCTTCCGCAATTTCACGAAAATTTCCTTCATGTCGCTGCAATTACAGGTTTCCTGCGTGCCGCGAAGTACGCCGGGGAGATGGCTTTTAAGCACCTTCCAGGCATCGTCAGGGCTATCCCCGTCATCGGGGAAGCCGCACGCAAGATCAAGCATGCCATGAACCCACAGGAACATGTTGTGAAAGCTTCTTCCGGGCCAACTGTCAAAGCCTCACCCAAGATTGTTAAGAATCCTGTTGTGAAGTTCGCCAACCCCGCTGGGAAATCCACGGTGGTTTTGGCTGCAGCGGCCAAGAAGCCTAAGAAGAAGAAGCCGAAGAAGTGAGATCTACCAATTCGTGAAAACCCTCCCCTCTTGAAAACGTTGGCGCGAGAGCGCCAACCAAAAATATATAAAAATTTGAAAAATACCCATGCGTGGCACGACGCAGGGAAAAAAGAGCCACAGGCTCAAAAATAAAAAGTGGGAGTGTGTACACATACAACAACAAGTCTGGCTTGGGCACCCAGCAACTGGAGCTGATGACTCCGCAACACATCCTAGGAGGAGACCTAGTATAAAACATCCCGGTGCAGGCACAGCATCGTTAGCGCGTCTAGTACGCAGCCTTGTGCCCTGGAAGTTAAAACCTTAGC